TACCTGATATTGTAATATCACCTGTAGTAATTACATTTCCGGTATTTACGTTCCCTGATGTAACGAGGCCACCTAACGTGAGAACATTTGCGGTTACATTTGCACCTGCATTAACACTCACGACATCGTCTAATGCAAAAGGTGATGCCGCGACGTTTAACCCTCCAATTGTAATGTTATCCGCCGAAACGTTACCCGAAACCGTGAGTACATTAGACCCGAATGTGTTTATGGTAAGGTTCGAACCTATCAATACATTTGCAGCTTCTTCGGTTATATTAACGAACGACGAACCACCCTGTCCTCCCGAATCGTAGATTTCACCTGTTGTTGTGTTGAAAGATAAAACGTTATTCGAAGGGGCTGCATAAGCCGGGTCAAGTTTTATCGCGTTCACGACGAATAAATTCGATTTCGTTCCACTCGTTGATTTAAGTGTTATTTTATTTACAAAATCAATATTTGAAGTTATTTCAATACCAGTTGTTGCATTTGAAAACTGGACGACGTTGGATGTTGTGTTACCTTCATCGACAACACTCGCTAACGTTGGTGTCGCCGTTTGTATACCCGAAAGTTGGGAACCGTCACCAAAAAAGTAACTTGCCTCGACGTTACCATATACATTCATTTTAAAATTTACCCCGTCTTTTACAGTTATAGAAGATTCTCCTGCATGATTATCCGTAAACCCAATTGCAAATTCAGATTCAGTTTGGTCGTACCCTACGTATACATTACCTGTCACTGGATTAGTTATTGGGCGCGCAAGTAATAAACCAGAATCTACTGAAGCTGATGCATTGCCAAGTTGAATAATTGGATCTTGAACAATAAGATTTTGTGTGTTTACGGTTGTTGTTGTACCACCTACGAGTAAATTGCCTGTAATTTCTGTATCCCCTTCGACGCGTAAATCATAACCATTGAGATCGGGTGTACCTGTACCTACATAAATAGTGGAAGCACTTATAGTGTTTGCACCCTCAATTGATCCGTACATGTTCGTAGCAACAACATTATCCCCAACAACGTTACCATTCAAAGTAATTACACTTACGTTATCCCCCGAGACATTACCATTCAAAGTAATCACATCTACATTATTACCAACAACGTTACCATTCAAGGTAATCACGTTTACATTATCACCCGAGACATTACCATAAAGTGTAATCGCACTTACATTATCCCCGACAACGTTACCATTCAAAGTAATCACATCTACATTATTACCAATAACGTTACCATAAAGTGTAATTGCATTCACATTATCCCCAACAACATTACCATTCAAAGTAATCACATCTACATTATTACCAACAACGTTACCATTCAAAGTAATCGCATTTACATTATCCCCAACAACATTACCATTCAAAGTAATCGCACTTACATTATCCCCTACGACATTACCACTCAAAGTAATCACACTTACATTATCCCCTACGACGTTACCACTCAAAGTAATTGCATTCACATTATCCCCTACGACGTTACTGTTTACAGTAATAGCCGTTAAATCACCGGACGTGAGTGTTAAGTTGTTTTGTACGATGACATTACCTAAAACTCGGAACGTTATGATATTTGCGTCATCAAGAACATGATTATCCGATACCGTGTTTTGTGTATATCCAAGTACCATTTCGTGTTCATGTAAGTCCTCTCCTTCTGGTTCGCCGTGGTGTATAAATGCAATGTTATGTCCCGGGTGTTCCATGATTATACCAACATCGAGTGTATGCGATGTATTGTTATTCGCAATACCTAAGATACGATCGTTAATAACTACCGTATTTGACTCGAAAACGTACGTGTTACCGGTAAACGATAAGTTACCCGTAAACTCAGCATTTGCTGCGTTTATAATGTATGTACCGTCATTATCTACGTGTGCGGGTGAACGAATAAGTTTACCCGTCCCCTTTTCAATCATGGGTATATAACTGATACCGGTACCTGAAGGATCTTTTATACCGGAAACAAAAATATTACTTCCAACGTGAACGTTACCCGATGATATGAAACCGGTTGTTATGTTTGTTGATGCGATAGTGTTTGTAGTAGAGTTACTCCACGACGTAACCATATCCAAAGTTTGGTTATTTGCACTCAAATTTGAAGCGAGTATCTTTTTGAGTTCGTTACCTGTGCTATTCACGTAAACGTAAGTTGGCTGCGCGTAAACTTCTTCCGCGTTCGGAATATCGTTCGAACGACCAACACCCGTAACAAGAATTTTCTCACCGGATTTAACAACTATACCAACGTTTTGTATTTTATCCGTGTTATTAAACGGGACTGTATTCATTAACCCACCGGGTGTGGTGTTACTCACATAAAGTATTTCACCTTTTTGAAAATTCGTGTCAAACGTCATACCAAACGTACCAAAAGTAACGACGTGTCCGTTTTCGTTTTCGTTTATAGTACCATCCATAACAATACCTATAGCGGGCATGGTTGAAGCACTGGATGAATTCGCTTTTCTTACTTCGGGTGTGTCTCCCGAACCATCGTTTATATAAACAACATCACCTTTTGAAAGATCTTCATCCGCTTTTACTTCTATGGAAGTAAAATCTATGTAATCGTCTATCCAATTTCCGTCGATATAAAGTAAACTTTTATGATCATTTGGATCTGTTATGATGACATTAGAGAGCTGGTTGAGTTTAACACCTACATTAGACGTAAGATCGGTCGTAAACGCCGTGTGTGCGTTCGTAAACTGAACCGTATTTGATGTCGTATTACCCGCATCCGTAACTTGTTGAAGAGTGACGTTCGAGAGAATACCACCGTCACCTATAAAAAATCCAGATGTTGTTTCTATATTATTTGTTGTGTATACATTATCCCCGACAACGTTGCCATTCAAAGTAATCACATTTGCACTATGCCCAACAACGTTACCATTTAATGTAATTGCCGTTAGTTCACCCGATGTGAGTGTTATGTTGTTTTGTGCTATTACATTACCATATACGTGTAAATCTATAACATTTGCCGAATCGGGTGTGATTTCGGTATCTAAAGAACTGTTTAGTGTGTAGCCTATCATCATTTCTTTTTCAACACCTCTAAAAGTTACCGTTGGACTTGCATTACTATCGGGTTGTTTCATAATAATACCAATATCTGTCGATGTTTCAGTGTTATTGTTTGCGAGACTTATAACGGCATCTCCGAAAGTTGTATTTATTGTATCAATTGTTGTTGTCGTACCTTCGACGAGAAGGTTACCTTTTACGTGTGCGTCTTTTTGTACGGTAATGTAGTCTGTTTTTGTATAATTCGATACGTTTACGTTCCCCGTAACTTCAACGACATCTGTTCCTAATGTATCTATAGTCACATTCGAACCAATCAAAGCTTTTCTCGAAGTAAACGTATTCCCCGTAACTTCGAGAACATTTGATCCTAAAGTATCTATAGTCACATTCGAACCAATCAAAGCTTTTCTCGATGTAAATGTGTTCCCCGTAACTTCGACAACATTAGATCCTAAAGTATCTATAGTCACATTCGAACCAATCAAAGCTTTTCTCGAGGTATACGTGTTCCCCGTAACTTCGACGGCATTAGATCCTAGTGTATCTATAGTCACATTCGAACCAATCAAAGCTTTTCTCGAGGTAAACGTGTTCCCCGTAACTTCGACAACATTAGATCCTAGTGTATCCATGACAAGATTAGACCCAACTAAAGCTTTTCTCGAGGTAAACGTGTTCCCCGTAACTTCAACGACATTAGACCCTAATGTATCTATAGTAACGTTTGAACCAATCAAAGCTTTTCTTGAAGTAAACGTGTTCCCCGTAATTTCGACAACATTAGACCCTAAAGTATCTATAGTAACATTCGACCCAATTAATACTTTTCTCGATGTGAACGTATTACCAGTCACAACTAATATATTTGGACCTTTATCGTCTACGAATAAGTTCGAACCAACATCTAACGTGTGTATACCATGTGTATTCTGTATACCAACATTACCGTTCGTGATCAAAGCTGGACCATTTGCATAGTTAAACTGAACTGTTCTAGAAGCGGTTGTATTACCTTGTAAAACGATATTGTTTAAATTCAAGTTTGAAAGAAAATAACTATCGCCATGGTAAAATGCCGCACTTACGTTACCCGTGGTACTAAACGCGTTTATGGATGCAGTTGGGTGTTGTAAAAACGTATTCGAACCTAAACTTAACCCCGTTATAGTTGGATTATTGTTAGATAAACCAATATGGTCTACAGTTATTGAATCTGTATTTATTCTACCCGAAACTTGAATTTTATTAGTTACACTAGAATCTATTAAAATAGAAGGTCCCACGCGTACTTCACCATCTTTGGTTACATGAACATTTGAACCTACATCGAGTGCGTGTGTAGGACTTGTATTCTGTATACCGACATTACCAGTTGTTACAAACGAAGTCGTATCATTTATAAAACGAACCGTATTTGATGTAACGTTATCATTATTCGTCGCATATTGTAAATTAATCGAAAAAAGATCAACCGCAGGTACATTCGAATCTATAATTTCCTTGGTTTCTGTATTATACGTTAACATGGTTATATCCCTGGATGTTATATCATCTTCTTGACGAAGTGGTGTCATGTAAATACTCCCTGGAACCGATGTACCTATAGCTGCATTAGAAGCATTGAATACGATCGTGTTTTCACCCTGGTCGTCCGTAGCGTATTTACCAAACCGGATTTTGGTAGACCGCTCGATGGTCGGTATGTTTTTAACCATTTAATATAGGTACGTATTTTAATTTGCGTAGATAAGACCAGCCATACCATTTTCAATACGAAGTATATTGTAGTTGACTGCGTATATAGGATCACTAATTATCATGGTTTGACTGACTACCTTTGCAGAATCTAATCGACTAAAATTGAGTGTTCCTGTCGGCTGGAGCGAACTCGTCGATAAGCAAAAACAATATAAGAAAAAATCGGGTGACGTAACAAAGTTTGTGTGGTAATAGTTCATAACGTCTATGAAGTGTGGTTTCGCCCACTTGAAATTACCTATATCTAAACCGTTTATTTCAATTTTAATTTTATTAGTGGTTGATGTTAATGCTCCTTCTGTGGTTGTATCCGAAGATGCGAGATACTTTACTGGGTGATTAAACGTCAATTCTTGAGAAAGTTCATTTGATGGGATACTTTTTTGAACCTGGGTAATAATTAAATTATGGTTACGCGAAACAAGGTTACCACGTTCTTCGTTATCGAGGTAATAATAGTTTGAATAACACTCAAAGTTATAGTTACCCGCATTTGGTCCCCAATGTATACGTAATTCGACGTTATGGTAATGTAAAGCGACTATGGGTAAAGCACACTGTGCACCCTCACAAAAGAAGAATCTAAATGGATAGAAATAGGAACGTGCACTTATACCTGGGTGTGTACCATTTGCACTTTTTGATACGTTTGTTGCAAACGTATCGATTGCTATTTTTTCGGTGAAAATGGCATCTTGTGTATCTATGACCTGACCACCAATGAGAAGCTCAACTTTGTCTATAAGCGTGTCCCACCTTTGAATATCGAGTGCCTGTGTATTATTATCAATTGTTAGGTATGTATACCCTAACATATCACCTGTTCGATCAAAACGAATAGATGACATAGAATTCGCTTTCACATCTCCCTGAATGGTCTGTTTTTCAACAGCTTGTGAAAAGTTAGAATGTCGTTTAAACGTTGACGTAAAAAAAGATATTTCTGGTTCGCCCATAATGTATTCGTCTTGAGCACCAATTGCTATAAGTTGAACAATACCAGATGACATTTATAATAAGAAAAGGTTAAAAATATGCGTTATTTACTACCCCCCTGGAATGGTAAATTTTTTTGTTTACATATAAATCTAAAAATAAAAAAGTTATCGTCGGTACCTGATATAGTAATACCGTCTTGATTTAATAAACTAATTGTTAATCTATCTATTTTTCGTATAGGTGTCGAATATTGTTGTACGACTGGGTAATTGTCTTTGAAAATAATCTCCGAAGCTGCACCATTTCCACTAATCAAACTCCCAAACGAATTATTTACTTTTGATAAAGATGGTTGACCTTCGTACCCATAAATATTTGATGTTCGTTGTGTATAATTTGTATTGAGTTCGTTTATAGATATGTAACATACATTTGAACCCGTTGTTGTAATTTGTGCAGCATTAAGTCTTACCTGAACGACATTTTCAAGCGTTTGCTGAAGATGAACCGTGAACGTATTTTTACTTGCTTGACCTATAGTGTCAACGGTAATCGTATGATACTCATATTCGAAATCGGGTAAAGTGGATTGACTCGTCACTAAAGCCATTTATATATACTGGAGATTTTACTTCATCTTATAGCTCGCTTGTTCCCGAACAAGTTTTTGTCCGTCACACACACCACCTTTACTGTCGGAGTAGTAGGCATTACCCAAACATTCTTCGGTCGATGGGATATCGAAGAGCGAACCCGTATTGACAGTTTCGATTTCGACCTCTTTACCCTGGTATCCGCTGGTACGTAACATTGCGAGAACACACAATACTGCGATGATGATGACGATAGCTTTGATCGTGTTTCTGTTGGTGGCGTTAAGTTTCATTTATATTGAAACAACATTTTTTATAAAGTGCGTTAAAGAGAATAGAATAGTTTCAATATAAAGAGTAATAGTAATGGACGGTGAAATTATTCTTGATCGTAAAAATACGAATGTCATGAAACTTGATGATAACGAACAGGCCCTGATGAACGAAATTGAAATTGATATTCCTCGACGTCAGCCTGTAAAAAAACAAATTTCACAAATGAAAACACAATTTACAGCACCACAACCACAAATTTTCCAGGAAGATATTGATTCGTTTGCGAACCCAAATAAACAAGCACAACCATCTGTACCTCCACCGGAAGCACCTCTTGATTATCACGAATACGACGACGAACCCGAAATGGACTACGGGGGTGGAGGAGGAGGTGGATACATGATGGAAGAAGAGGAAGAAAAACCATCACCTGGCTTTAAGACAATTGATGAAGAGAAAGCGGATCTTGTTAATAAACTTGGGCGATTGGAAAAAAAGGGGTTTACTGTGAACAAGCGTTTGAATGCCTATTCCCCTATAGACGAACTTAGAAACGAAGTAAAGCGAATAACGTATAGTATAGATGTAGACAAATCGGTTAAATTTGCGAGACGTATGCTTATCGCGTGTACGACAGGCCTTGAGTTTATGAATAAGAAGTATAACCCATTCGAGATCCAACTCGAAGGGTGGTCCGAAAACGTTATGGAAAATGTCGACGATTACGATGAAGTTTTTGAGGAGTTATACGTCAAGTATAGAACTAAAATGCACGTCGCTCCAGAAATCAAATTGATTATGATGCTTGGAGGCTCAGCTATGATGTTCCATTTGACGAATAGTATGTTCAAATCAGTCATGCCAAACATGAATGATGTGATTAAACAGAATCCAGGACTGGTTCAAAATATGATGTCTGCCGTTCAAAACACGGTTCCAAAATCACAACAAGGTTCCGAACCTTCAAGTGATGGTAAACACGAAATGCAAGGACCTGGGTTCGACATTTCAAGTCTCATGGGTAACATTATGATGCCACCAACACCACCCATGAACACGACGAGTATTCCAGCACAGGAACAAATTATCGTAGACGATGACGAAGATGATGATATTTCGGATATTGCTGAGGCACCAATATCAGGTGACGTTGAAGGAGGTGACGGAGAATTGCGTGAAGTTAAAGTTACTCAGACCAAAGCTAAACGTGGTCGAAAGAAAAAATCGGTCGAAATTAATTTGTAAAATATAGTATATGATAGGGTATTGTCCATTAGACGAAGATCCTATCGAAAGGCCGAGACCTTCACGAGAAGTATCAGTCCCAGTCCAGGAGAAACGGAAAAATTCTACTGGTAGAGGAGAAGATACGGAGTGTAATTATGTTGTTTTGTTCTTTATTGCGGGTGTTATCGCCTTAGCAATCATGGACACGCTCCCATCACGAAAGTAAGTAAACAAAACTTTCTACCATTCTGACATTTTCCAGAATGGTAAATTAATTAGTTATTTTCAATTCGTTATCCGCAATGGTACGTACACCCTACAAACGCCGCTATATGAACTGCGTTTTCCTGTGTCGTTTCTATACCATTCGCGTCTAAATACCGTATATTATATGCCAACTCTGTTTCTGACGTATCTTCCCATTGAAATACACCGTTACTATCGAGATCGTTAACCATTTCGGTTCTAACATCTTCTGTATAAAGTGCCTTTGTTTCATCGTCGAGCGTATTATAAAACGTTTCATTACACGTATCATTATCAGTGGAACGCACGTAATACGTGTTCGTAGCACTAACTTTCTTTATTTGTTTTACGGGTACTTGTCCCGGGTTAAAGTTACAATCCATTGTTATTTTTGCGACCGTATAGTTTGCAAGAAACTCAGACGTTTGTTTCATACCGTACCCACTCACGTTAGACGTTGTTATATAATCACCCGCCTCTAAATTACCGTTCGTGTTTACTACCCATACACCACCTTCACCTATTGAGTTAATGTATACTCTATTATCGCCACTTTCCTTATGAAATACACCCACTATACGTCCGGTTCTTTGTTCCCGACCCGATTCGTTTGAATCTTCACCGGATGATATAACGCCAAAACACGCCTTATCTTGTACCTTTGTTGATATTTTAACAACGGGTATAGCTTCGTTTACGTGTATATTTTTTGCCCCTTTCAGAGGTGTTCCTCCATTAATTGTCATGTAATCGTTTTGGTTCGATGAAACGATCAAACCTACACAGTTAGAAACATTTGTAGGTGTTACGTCTACTATGGAACTCATGTGTTGACCCGTAAACGTGCCTATTGCATTACTACCAGCACCAGCTGTATCGTTTTCAAACCGAAATATTTGTTTAATGGGGTTACCTGACTGACTTGTATTAGAATACCAATACATGTTATGATTAGGACCAGAATCGTTATCTACGACCGCGTACCAATGACCAGTACCCCTAACATAATGTATATACGACGTACGGGTTGAACCATCGAGAGTGATAGTTTGTCCACTCGACGAGGCTATATGGAGACAAGAATCCGGGGTAGAATGGTTTATACCTATTTTACCTCCATTACCATTAATAACGAGTTTCTCAGCATTAGTATCCGATTCAAGGAATCTTATCCAGTGATCGGAATAAAATCGTAGATCATCACCCGCGGAGCTACTTGTTATTTTAGATACAGAACCGGACGTTTTATTGAAATATATATTCCCCCCATCGAAGAAAGCATCACCAATAACGTGAAGAGGTGACGTTGGGGAACCTGTCCCAATACCCACATTACCACTTGCATACATATTTCCAGTTACGTTGAGTCTTGTTGGCGGTGAAATTACACCAATGTTAGTATGGGTAGTACCAGTATTCCAATTAGCACTCTCTATACCCGTTTCAGGAGCATCATAAGGTATTGTAATTGTTGTGTATGCACCAGAATTACCAGGTAGTGTACTCGTATTTGAACCTAAAGGGGTACTACCGTTAAAAAACATAATGGTTTTTCCTGCATTACTTCCGTCTGATTGATCGAATCTGTATTCAACACCTCTTTGTAATATTAAGTCTACATTTTTACCGTTTATTAAAAAGTCTCCGCTATCTTCCGTTACTATAAATGAAACGTACGAAGGAGATAATTCACCGATATTAACACAATTATTACTCGTAATTTTTATAGCTGGATCACACATAAACTCATAACCATCTTCGAATATTTCGTTATTACAGTCTCTTTCTACTAATGAACCACCACTTTGTAAAACAACTTCATATCCATACATTCGTATTCTATCATTACCACCAACATCATCACCATTTTTCATGATAAGAAGTTCGGATTTATCGTTTGTATTATCTTGACCATCGTATTTACGGTTAAGTATTTTACAAAACTTATCTTCGTCACCGGTTGTATCTGAAAACGTTATCATACCGCTATTTTCATAATTCGAAACGACACCGCCGCCAACTATAATATCACTTGCCGCTAAAGAACCACCAACAGATGTACTCCCTAATAGTTTTACACCGGACGCTAATTTTAAGAGTTGTTTAGTAGCACTTATACCACTCGTCGCTTCTAAGTTTGTATTTGTATTATTATTAGATGTACACAAAATTTTGAGACCATCCAGTGACATACTCGTAGGGTACCCATACGAATTATTAACAAATTCGCCTTCTATGTATTCTAAAGGTGTCCAGAACCTTCCGTTATAGTCGTATACGTTAAATGTTTTATAATCTTCCTGATCATCCTTGAAAGCGGCAGATTGGAGAGCTGTGTATAACCTTTTTCCATTATACGTGAGACGAAGTAAATTACCTGCACCTTTTGAATGGTATATAGTGTTACCTATTTGATTCCATGTAGTATCATTTACCACACTTTTTTGGTATACTCGTATAGCGCCACCATACCCATTTGCAGAATTTAAATTTTCGGTTGGTGATCCTACGGCTACTATATCTCCAGTTACAGACATGGCAACCGAAAACCCGTACGATGAATTCGATATACTATAGGCTGTTACAGGTTTTATTCTTTTTAATGCAAGAATATTACTACCATTATAAGTAGTGCCAGCAGTAGTATCATATTTTAAAATTTCGATCGCACCATCGCCTGCTGCATGGTGAGTACCACCACCATCAACATAAGGGAACGCATTAAAGGTATTGTTTATATTTGTTCCAGCTATAAACCCTCCATGACCAGTAACGATATATTCACCGTCACCACTTATACCAACAGAAAAACCCTTAGCAAAACTTGTTCCATACCAATTTGCTATTAAAGTACCATTTTCAAATAAAGATACTTCACCCCAATTTTCTGAACCGATGCCGGGGTAATTATACATATACCCATAATCACCCACAACAACTCGTGATGTATTTTCTTTAGCAATTGCAACGGCCTTACCAAAGTCTGAACTATTAGCTGAAGGTTTACTTATTGTATAATCGTGTGTAAACGAAGAACCACTACGTGTATATACACTGACAGTTTCTAAATTACTACCAATGACGACAGTATCACCATACAAATCTGTATCAACTGACCAACCGTGCCCGGGTGTGGTACCCAAATCTATTGTGGTAAGATACGATACATTTGTGTTATCACTGGTATAAACGTATACGTTTGATCTTTCGCAATCACCTATAAATATGTATTCACCCGTATTCGACATAGCTGATGAAACACCGCCTGTTGTACTCGCACCTGGTGGAGTAATTGTGTTCCCTGAAATTTGGGAAACAAAATTACCATAAAAACCTTCTACAGTATTCGTATATTGGTTAGTAATAGAAGTCATACAATTAGTTATATTAATTTTTTAGTTATAAAACCTAGATAATAAACTACTTCTCGTGGGTGCACCATCACCCGCAACAATGACATCCGTGTCCGTTTCATTCTTTATCTGTTTTATACCCGTTATATAACTCCCATCACCAACAAAGTGACCGGTCGTAAAAACATTACCATTAACTCTAAAAACATCATAGTTTCCTGTATCGTTTACTATAACATTAGATCCTAAGTGAACTGTATGGTTGGTAGTTGAATTAGAAATACCCACATTACCACTATCATAGTATATATCTGAACCCGACTGTGTCCATAAACTGCTACCTACACCAGAAGCTGCAACCCACTCTATATCACTTCCCAAACTGTTTACGGTTAATACATAATTTGCATTACCTTTAGTTAATTTCTTGAGGTTAGAACCCGTACCCGTACCGACGAGTAAATCACCTTGACTATACGAAGTAAATCCCGTACCACCATATGCGTTGGATAATGTACCACTGTTAATGTTACTCGCATTTAGACTCGTTAATCCTAAACCATCACCGTAAAATTTAGACGCAGTCACGTTACCCGTAACTAAAACGTTACCACTTGCAGTTAAAGAAGTTATACTGTTTTGAAACTGTACAGTATTTGATGTTGTGTTACCAGTATCTGTAACTTGCTGAAATGTACCTATACTTCCACTACCACCAGAAGCTGCAGCCCACTCTATATCACTTCCCAAACTGTTTACGGTTAATACATAATTTGAATTACCTTTAGGTAATTTCTTGAGGTTAGAACCCGTACCCGTACCGACGAGTAAATCACCTTGACTATACGAAGTAAATCCCGTACCGCCATATGTATTGGATAATGTACCACTGTTAATGTTACTCGCATTTAGACTCGTCAAACTTGATCCTGAACCACTGAACGTACCTGCAGTTACTGTTCCAGAAAGGGCTGGATTTGTATTCAAAACAACACTCCCAGTACCTGTACTCGAAGTAACACCAGTCCCACCTCTAGTAACTGCTAAAGTTCCTAGACTTATGTTACTCGCATTGGAATTCGTTATTCCGGAACCATCACCGCGAATGTTTATTGCGTTTACATTTGATACGAATATATCACCACTTGAGTCTCTTGCAACTATATAATCGGCTGTATTTGTATTAGAAGCTTGAACACTCCATGTTGTCGAGGTAATACCATTATATACTCCACCAAGTATATACGAACTATTAGAGAGTTCTGCGACTTCGGTCCCTAAATCACTCGAAGATTTCCATTCTGGCAAACCTGTTGTAGAATTAGAAGTTAAAACATATCCACCCTGACCTAAACCGAGATTAGATAAAGTATTGGTACCTGATGCTATTAGTATATCACCTGTAGTGTACGTAGTAACACCCGTCCCACCTCTAGAAATACTTAATGTTCCCGAACTTATATTATCAGCGTTTAAACTTGATAACCCTGATCCATCACCGGAATGACTTCCCGAAAAGGTTCCACCGGTAATTGTTCCGGATAAGGTTGGACTCGCACTCATGACAATGTTTCCTGTACCTGTTTTTGTACCCAGTCTATCGTTACTAAGTGTTCCCGAACTTATATTATCAGCGTTTAAACTTGATAACCCTGATCCATCACCGGAATGACTTCCCGAAAAGGTTCCACCGGTAATTGTTCCGGATAAGGTTGGACTCGCACTCATGACAATGTTTCCTGTACCTGTTTTTGTACCCAGTCTATCGTTACTAAGTGTTCCCGAACTTATATTATCAGCGTTTAAACTTGATAACCCTGATCCATCACCGGAATGACTTCCCGAAAAGGTTCCACCGGTAATTGTTCCGGATAAGGTTGGATTCGTGTTTAAAACAACACTTCCAGAACCTGTACTCGAAGTAACACCCGTACCGCCATATGTATTGGATAATGTACCACTGTTAATGTTACTCGCATTTAGACTCGTTAATCCTAAACCATCACCGTAAAATTTAAACGCATTCACGTTACCCGTAACTAAAACGTTACCACTTGTAGTTAAAGATGTAATTGTGTTTGTAAACTGAATCACGTTAGACGTGGTGTTACCACGATCCGATGTTTCTTGTAAAGTAAATGCGGCACTCGCACCTGATATACCCGTAAGCAAACTACCATCACCTATAAAAAATCCAGATGTTGTTATTATATCACCCGTTGTTGTGTTCCCATTATCGGTAACATCCTGGAGTGTGGATGCTGCGGCCCCTTTATACTTTTGT